CTATGAAACCGGGCCGGGAGGAGCGGCTCTTTGCCGAGCGCCTGCTCCGCTGCTACGAACGCTTTGGCGAGCGGGTCTCTGATTGGCACCCGGCGACGTCCTGGCCGTATCCGGGCCGGGGGGGGGAAGCCCGGCGGCTACTAGTTCCGGCGGCCGGCGCGGTACGCTATGCCGCCGCGCTTTTTTGTGTCTTGCTCGCCGAGGCGGCGCAGCCCGAGATCCATACCGGTACGAGCGTCGTTTTGTATAGTTTCGCGGTCTGGGTGCCGGCGCGTTATTGCGGTGCAGGTCCGGCCTGGCTCGCCGCCGCCACCGCGCTGGCGGCGCTCGCCTGGGAATTGCCGCCGGCAAATAGTTTCGCGATCGCTCCCGAATTCTATTGGCGCTTTTTGGGCAACGGGATCAACTTTTGGCTGCTCGTAACCGCGCGGCCGAGCACGCTGCGTGGCGATTTCCGCCGCCTTGTACGCCCGCTCGCGCGTCAGCGTTCGCGCAGAAATACCGTAATTATCGCATCGATCAACGTTACCGCCTCGGCGTCATTGTCGGGCGCCGGACGGCCTTCCGTCGCGGCGCGGGCGAAGTACTCATAGGCGATCGCAGTAATCTCGACGAGCAATTGCTCGCCATTATCGGCCGGTAGGTCGCCGCCCGCCTGACGTCGCGCGACAAGCTTCTGGGCGATCCGCAACGCGCGCATAAGCAACGCCGAATCGACCGCGGGGCCCGGCGCCGCCTCATCCATCAACTCGGCGACGGTCCAGCGCAATTCGCGAGCGATCGCCGCGAGCTTGTCGTATCGCCGGCCATGCTTTACCCGCGTCGTAAGAAAATCGGGCGCAACGCCGGCCGCCGCCAAAACCTCTTTGAGCGACCGGCCGATCCGCTCGCAGCGTTCACTGATACGGTTAAGGAGCTCTTGACCCGGCGACATGCTTTCTCGCGGTTCTGGCGCGCGGGAAATTGTAACGCCGCTGTATAATTTTTAGCGGTCAAAAAATAATATTTGACGACCGCCGATTATTTTCGTTCAAACGGTCTATGGCCGGTTTCGCCAACACGCTCGACGATCTGCGCTACCTCGGGGATCTCTTTTGCAACGCCCGGGGATGGAGCTTGGCGGCGCTTAGCCGCGCCGCCTGCGGTAGCCCGATGGTCTGCGTGCGGATCAAGGCCGGCCTTGGCTGTCATGCGCGCAACGCCGAGGCGCTTAGCGCCTATTTGGCTGAGCATTGGCCGAGAGGGGTCGCCTGGCCCGTCGGCGTCCCGCGCCTGCAGCGCCAACACCGGCGGCCGCTACAGCGGTCGCGCATTACCGTCGGCGCCGAAGCTCCGGGGGGCCGGTAAAATGGCGCTGCTTATCAGCCAGCGGGCGCGCCCGCCGCCCAGTATTTTAACCATACTTTCCGTTGGGGCCCGCGCCCGGCATAGGGAACCACCCACTGGTGGGGCTCCCGCCCCTCGAGGGCTCAAGGGGGCAGCCGGGCGCGGCTCCGTCCGCAACACCCGCCCTAGGGGGAGTAGGGGGGATGCCGATTCCCATTATAGCAATTTCTCGTGGCATTTGCGCGTCAGCCGCAACCAAGGCGGGGGAGGGCGGCCAATGTGGCTGATGATGGAAGTCGCGGCGCCGACCGATCCAAAATTCCGCACTGTCGCGAAACGCGCGCGGTCCTGCCCGGGCAATGCGTTTTCTCTCTTCATGGAGGTCTGCGCCTGGCGCAAGACCCACCCATCCCTGGCCGGGTTCGTCGAGCGCCAGCTCGAGGTCATGGCCGATTTCCTCGATATCACTCTCGATGAGGCGCAGCGCCTATGGCAGGCCTTTGAGGATCTCGGCATGCGGCTCGGCGACGAGCTCCGCGCCTGGACCCAACGGCAAGGGAGGAGCGCAGCCGAGCGGCCGCGTTCGCGCAACGCCGAGCGCCAAGCCCGTTGGCGCGCCGCCCATCCCGGCAAGCGGTACCAGAGGGCGTTACGCAGGGGCGTTACGCGTAACACTTTCCCCCTGGACCCCCTTTCTCACGAGAGTCTAGGAGAGCCCCCCCCTAAAGCCCCCCCCCTGGGGGGCGTCCCCTCCTCCGATGTGACAAGAGACGAATCGCGAACCCAAGAGGAGGCGGCGGCGGCCGGAAACCGGGCCGCGCAGCCGGGTCTTGGCGCGCCGCGTGTAGACCAGCTTGATGTTTGCTGCTCGCAGGGAGGGGATTCGGATGTCGTCACTAGCCATCCAGGCGGCCGAATGGCCGGTCGTCGCTCGCCCCAGCAGACCTTGTTTGACGCCTCGCGTCGCATCGGCGCTGCGCGCAAGCGTGCGCTGGTTCTATCCGCGGGACGGGGGGCCGCCGATCCCGGTCCTGGCGACGGATTGGCATCCGCCGCTGCTTGACGAAGTCGACCTAGCGGCGGCGCGCGTTGCAATCGCGGATTATCGGCGCGGTTTTCTCGCACCAGCCGATCCGGAATGGCTCGCCGCTCGTCTCGCCTCGCACCTATCGCACCGTTGGGTTCCTGATCTCGATGAGGGGTCAATGGCGCTGTGGCTATCCGATTGGAACGCCGACCTTGGCGACCATCCGAAATGGGCCGTCGACGAAATGTGCCGCGAGCAGCGTCACGGCGAGCCGCGTAACTTCACGATCGCCGTCGCGGTAGGGATTTGCCGGCGTCTTACCGCCAGCGCGCGTACCGAGTTCGATGGGCTAGCGCGCCTTGTAGATCCGCGCGAGCAGGAGCGGGCGCGGCGACGGCAGGCCGAACGCGACGCCGAGGACCGCCGCGCCGCCGAGGCGCGAGCCTTCAACGAGGCCAATCCCAATTGGCACTGGCGAGATGAGCGCTGGCGTCACGTCGGGGGCGTCGCTCCGACGCCCGCTGCGGCCCAGCAGTTAGGGGAAGGCAATGCGGAAGGCTAAGCCTAGGGAACCGTCTCTTATAGACGCCGACGGCGTCCCGCGCGGGACGCGGGGACCCTTTAACCCGGTTCTACAATTTCCGCCGCGCGGCGCGCCGATACCGGGCGGTCTCTACCTCAGACCGGCTATCCGGCGGCAGGGGGAGTACGGCCGCAAGAGGAGGAGGGGAAAGCGATGAATAGACACGAACTCGTCGCCGAGGTCGCGGCGCAACTCGATAAATCGCGGGCCGAGATCGGACGCACGGTCGAGGCTGTGCTAGACGCGATCGGCGCCGCGCTCGCGCGCAATGACGAAGTACGGCTCACGGGCTTTGGGACGTTCTGGGTCAAAACGACGCCGGCGCGTTCGGGTCGCAATCCGCAGACCGGCGCGACGCTGCAAATCGCCGAAAAGCGGGCGCCGCGGTTCAAACCGGGCAAGGTGCTGGGGAATGCGATAGCGAATGGCGGCGGCCGGAGGGCGGCCTAATGGTCCATGATGAGGCCGGCTACTACGACCATCCCGCTATCTTGCGTCTCCGTTGGTGGTCCGACGGGCGCCCGAGATGGACGATGCTAAGCGGCAAAGCTGTGGTTGCGAATGTCGCAATCAGCCTTGAGGACGTACCCGACTATGCCCGGCTCCTCGTCTCTGGGCTGCCGCCGGAGCGGATCCGCGAATTTGCGGAGGACCTCCTCGCGAGGCTGCCGCCGCGCGAAACCTTCGCCAAAACTGCATAGACAAAATTCGAACCTAACTCCGATGTGATTACCCGCGCCGCGCCGCTAAAACGTCGCCCCCAAACGCGGGAGGGGTACGTAAATGACAGAAGCTTTGGCGGCGGTCCTACCGCTAACGCGGCGCGAACCGGTCGACGATTTGATCCACCTCGCCGTAGTCAATGCGCGCGGCCTAATCATCATTACGAAGATTTGGGAAAAGGCGGACGGTCGGCGTTGGACCGACTCTGAATCTTTCGAAAAGCTCGACGGGCAAGCCTCGCGCGTCGCGCGTCGGATCACCGAGCTCGGGCAATTGATCTGTCACGAGCCCTTGGCCGCGGAATTACCGCCCCGAAAAAGCGCCGTATCTTAGATAATTGATCACAGCGCCGCCCAGATTGCGTGTTATAGGTCGCGGCATAGTCGAGAAAACCGTCAGCGCTGGCTTTTTGTTGAGCACTTGGCGGTTTTTTGATGGGCTTAATTGTAAGGGCTGCGCGGCTTTTTTATTGTCGCGTTCTTTTGCTTAACCTTTTCGATCAAGCGATTTTGTCACGCCGTCGGCGGCGTCTACCGCCGCGCAGCAGCCCCGATTTGATCGCCCCCGCCCCGGAACGCTACCGGCATAGCGCGATCGAGCGGCTCGACAAGCCGATCGCCGATAGCGCCGGTCATATCGCGCGTCCCTATCGCGCGGTCGATACTTTGGCGATCATGTTACGGCGCGGCACAATCACCGCGGCGATGCGCGAGGCCGGCGAAACCTTCCGCGAGAAATTCCAACTCGCACATCTCGACGCGCTTCACGCCGCCAATCTCGAACGCGCCGCAAGCGGTAAGACTGGCGGCGATCTCTCATTCCGCGTCATTGCCGCGCGCGAGCATATCTGGCGCGCGATCTGCGCTTGCGGCGGTCTGGCCTCGGCCGGCGGCTCGGTGCTCTGGCATGTTCTCGGGCTAGAGCGGACCCTCAAAGACTGGGCGCTCGAACAAGGCTGGTCGGGCCGGCGATGCAGCCAGGAAACCGCCTCCGGAATGCTCGTCGCCGCATTGGGTGTGCTTGAGGCGCATTACAGCGGCGACTCGTTTCGACAAACGAACGATTCCTTTTGAGTCGCGCTTAGAGCGCCCCTAGCGGCCGCGCCGGCGCCCCGTAGCGCGCGGCGAAATCTTTCCTCGATCTATCCCAGGATTTTTGTTTGCCCGTACCGTACCGGCTCGGCAACGCGCTTCTCTACGCCGGCGATTGCCGGACTATTCTGCCGGCGCTCGATCCGGTCGACGCGATCGTCACCGATCCGCCCTACGGTCTTGAGTTCATGGGGCGGGACTGGGACAAGCTCGACGCCGGATTGCCGCAAGAGAACGTCTGGAAAGGTCGGCGCGGCAAGGGCGGCTCGACGATCGGCGACGACGATAGCAAGCCAGGCTCTCGCCATCATGTCTCTTACGGCGTACGGCGCGCCGGCTTTAAGCGCTGCCGGAAATGCGGCAAGCGCCAATTTTCCGGCTCGCCTTGCCAATGCGCCGAACCGGATTGGATCGTCGAATTCAACGATGGTCCACCGAGTTCGGTCGTTCGGATCGAGCGCTGGCACGAGGTCTGGGCGCGCGAAGCCTATCGCGTCTTGAAGCCCGGCGGCTATCTGCTCGCCTTTGGCGGTACGCGGACGCATCACCGGCTCTTCTCGGCGATCGAGAACGCCGGCTTTGTCATTCAAGATACGATCGCCTGGCTCTACGGCACCGGTTTTCCAAAAGGCCGCACGCAACTCAAACCGGCCTTCGAGCCGATCGTCGTCGCCTACAAACCTGGCGGTCCGCGCGCGCTCTCGATCGACGAGTGCCGGATCGCCGGCGTCGGAAACAAGACGTTTGATCGCGACGCCGGAAGCCGCGATCGCGCTCAGTATCGAACCGGTACGACTATCGGATCCGCGAGATCGACCGAGCTCGGCCGCTGGCCGGCGAATGTCGCCCATGACGGCTCGGACGAGGTCCTCGAGGCGTTCGCCGCGTTTGGGGAGCGCGACAGTGGCGGTCCTGCGCGGAAGCTGCCTGGACATTTCGCACGCAAGAGCACTGGTTTTTTCTCTTCTGATGAAGCGCCCTCTGGACGCATTAATGGCCATCAGGATACCGGCACTGCGGCGCGGTTCTTTTATTGCGCGAAGGCGAGCAAAGCCGATCGCGCCGGTTCAAAACATCCGACGATAAAGCCGGTCGCGTTGTTGCGCTGGCTCGTGCGGCTCGTGACGCCGCCCGGCGGCCTTGTCCTCGACCCATTTGCCGGCAGCGGTACGATCGGCGTCGCGGCGCTCGCCGAGGGACGGCGCGCGATCTTGATCGAGCGCGAGGCCGAATATATCGGGGATATTCGCAGGCGATTGCGTGGCAAGAGACTCGCGATCGCCGCGTAGCGCGCCCGGCCAGGCGCGTTTTATCTCCTATATCCGGGTCTCGACCGGCAAGCAGGCGATCGGTCCCGAGGCGCAACGCGAAGCGGTCGCCGCGCATGTCGCCGCCGCCGGCGGTATCCTCTTAGCCGAATTCTGCGAAGTCGAGACCGGTACGAACAAGCGGCGCCGACCGCAAATCGCCGCGGCGCTCGCGGCCTGCCGGTTGCGCCGCGCGACCTTGGTGATCGGCAAGCTCGATCGCCTAGCGCGCAATGTCTACTTTATCTCCGGTCTTATGGAATCGGGCGTCGACTTTGTCGCTTGCGACAACCCATACGCGACGCCGCTCCTCATCCATATTCTCGCCGCCGTCGCCGAAGACGAAGCAAAGCGCATTGCGCAGCGGACAAAAGACGCGCTCGCCGTCGTTCGCCGCGAGATCATATTGCATGGGTCCTGGCTGGCGCGCCGCTCGGGCCGCCGGATTACCCGGCTCGGCAATCCGAGCCTTAAGTCCGGCGACCGTCGCGCGACGCTCGAGGCGCGCCGCATCCGCTCGGCGCGCGCCGATCAGTTCGCCGCTGATGTCTTCGACTATATCGAGGCCGCCCGCAAGGCCGGTTGCGCAACCAATGGCGAAATCGCTCGGGCTTTGACCGCCCGCGGTATCGAGACGCCCGGCGGCGGCCGCGAATGGTCGCGCGCCCAAGTCGCGCGCGTTCTCGCCCGGGTCCCCAACGACCGGGATAACCGCGGTCCGCGCGCCGGGCAATAAAACGGCCCCCGGTCGCCCGGGAGCCGAAGGTGCACAACTAGGGGAAACGTTGCCGATCCTTACCCGAAAGCGCGCACGGCGGCAAGGCGAATGGGATTTCTATCGTCGGCTCGGCCTGCGCATCACCGCGCGCCGCCGCGCTCTGGGAATAAGGCGCGAGGAGCTCGCGCTCCTTACCGCTAGCGCATTGCAGTCGATCCACTTCTGGGAACGCGGCGAGCGCGGTCTCGGCGCGGCAAAACTCCAGCTTATCGCCGATGCGCTCGGCCTAACCGTAACGGAGCTGATCGGCGATGCGGCTGACGAACTCACAGTGGCTGCAAGCGGTCAATGTGGAATTGCGGCGGCTCGACCCGACCGCCCCGCGTCTTGATCCGGCGTTGCGCGCGATATTCGACGAGATAATCGAGCGCGCGCTCGAGACCGAAATAAACCCGGGCGATCTTTCCGTCCTTATAGGCTGGCTCGACGAGCTCGACGACGATCCTGATTTCGAAGACGAGCCATGGGAGCCGGATAGCGGCGAGGAAGACGAGCTTTTCCCGCGCTGGGCGCAATGACCGAATTCGGTGGCTTTGGCTGCCGCTTTCTCTTCGACGACAACTCGCAATGCGGCCGCCGGCAGCGACCGGGCTCGTCCTATTGCCCGGTCCATCATCGGCTATGTCACTTGCCGCTCTGGGGCCGCGCCGAGCGCGCCAAACTACGCGAGGCGACGAAATATCTCCGTTTCCTCGAACGCCGCCAGGATAATGCCGAAAAAGCTCCTCCCGATCAGCCCTGAGGCGGCGCGCCGCCGCAAATTGAGCAACGGCCAGCTCGCTGATGAGATCGGTGCCTTACAGCACGAGGTCGAAGAGCTAAAGACCGAAGCGATCCGCCGCGAGCTCTCTCGCGCCGAAGGCCTCGATTATCGCATTGTCCTATCGCCGCCGGGCGAGCAGCAGCGCACCGACAAGTCGAAATTGCTCGAAGTAATGGGCATTTCGGCGAGCGAATTTGCCGCGCGATTTTGCTATCCGATACATACCGGCTGGCGCCTTACCTGCACGAGATTGCGCCGCGCCGCAGCCGCTTTAGCGGGCTTTGACTAAGTTCTGCGAACGCTGCCGCGCCGAGCTCGACGGCACCGCCGAGCGCCTGCCGCCGCCGTGGTTTGACCACGACCGGCGCATGGTCCTGGAAGTCCAATTGACGCCGACCGAATGGCGCGTCCTCGAAGTTCTTTGGCGCCGGCGCGGCCGCCCCGTCTCGAACGACAGCCTTATGGCGTTGCTCTATGACAGCAAGCCCCGCGACCCGCCCGACGACAAGCTTATCAAAGTCTATATCTGCCGCCTGCGCGCGGCGCTCGATCCGACGCCCTACTCGATCAAAACCGACTGGGGTACGGGCTACGAGCTATTACTGCGCAAATATACGGCCGAGATCGAACTCGGCGAGATCGAAGACGGCGTACCGCCGCCAGCGCGTGAGCTGCCGCCGGCGACGGGCGACAAATACGGATTTCAAAAGCTCAAAAAAGGTCAGAGCCGCAAGATCGGCAACACCAAAATTTCAGCCGTCCGCTCCGCCTGCCAATACGCCGCGCGGCGCGGCTGGGGGCGCTTTAACGTCGCGCCCGATAGCAACGGCGAATTGCGTATCTGGCGGCTCGAGTAACCTATTATGTGGAACGGCTATTTTACGGTCGATCGCGTCGCCTGGCCGCCGCTCGGCGAGGAGGTTTAGGCGGACGGTATCCCGTTGCAGCAGCGCGACGGCTATTGGACCAATGGTCACCTGCGGTTCGATCCATTGCCGCCGCGGCCGAACGGATATGCGCGCTGGGCGATCCGCCTTGCATCGTCGCTGCCTACTGCTCAACCGATCGGCTTCGTAAAGTGGCACGGTCTCTGGCGGGAATTCGTACTGTCGACCTGCGACGGTTATATTTTCGCTCCCGATTGTTTGCGCGATATCGCGCAATTCTGCGTCGATCGTACCGCGTTCCTAAGTCGGGAGACTTAATGAGCGTCCTTCAGACCGCGGTTAGCGTCGTCCAGATTCTCGAGGAGCTATTGCCGGTGATCGAGCAATTGCTCGCGCATTTGCCGCCGCCGTTGCAAGCTGAGTCGCAGCCGAGGCTTGAGCGCGCCAAAACCGCCCTCGCCCAAATCAAGGCGCCCTAACGCTTCCGCATGACCAGCCAAAAAGTAAGAGCTGCAAGCACGGCGCCGAAAGCCGCAATACTGGCGGCCTTATAGGTCAGCCAGAACCCAATGATCATTAGGATCGGGATCGGGGAAATCATGAAGCAATGGGCGTTCGCGTCTTTAGTGCTTTTGGTAATTGGTCAGTCGGCTTGGGCCGGTAGCGTGACGTCGACATTTCAAATTACCATCCAGACGCCGTTCGCTCTTAGCGCCAATCCGCAAAACCCGACCGTCGCCTGCAATGCAGCGCCTGGCACGGCGATCTCGGCGCTCTCGACGACCGGCGGCGATGGCAACCCGGTCGCCTATACCGCGACCGCCGGCGATACGAGCGACTTCGCGACTTCAGGTTCGAACGTTGTCGTCGGTCCAAATGGCATTAACCCGAACAACTGTGGCAAGACCAATAGTCTCACGATAACGGCGACGCAGCCATGATCCTGGCCGCCGCGCTTGTCCTCGCGTTTGGCGCCTCGGTCGCGTGCGATGCGCCCTCAGGTTCAGTCATCGGGCGCATAATCGCGAGCGGCGGCGACGGCAAGCCGGTAACGTTTGTCGCGACGGGCGGCGATACGGCCGATTTCCGCGTCCGCCCGAGTGGCGTCGTCGTTGTCGGCAAGAACGGGATCGACCCGAGGCACTGCGGCTCGAACCAACTCTTGACGGTTACTGCGAGCCAAAACTAGCGGCCGCCTTATTAAAGACTGGCTACAACAAGGCGCGCCGACCGGCCGCTTAATAGAGACTGGGTAAAAGACCGTCATCTAGAGGATCCCAGCGGCGCTGGCCGCGCTCGTGCTGGCGATTGCCGCTTTAACGATTCCGTTAAATCGCGATTTTCCCGCAAAAACCGCCCACGCCACCGCAGGCCGCCTTAGCACATGGGCTGCGCAAAAGGGAATGTCGCGACACAATCGGACGCAATGCGACACAATCTAAGCTCGCAACCTCCGGCAACTCCGGCCTTCCGGCAATATCGCGAGCCGCGATCATTTCAGCGTCGCGTCGATCTTCGCGAGCGCGGCGGCAAACGCCTCACGCGTCTGCCGCGCTTGCTCGACGGAAATCCGATCCGACCAGCCTTCTTCGAGCCGCCAAAGATAGATCGATACGAGGTCTACTAGGGCGGCGCAGCACGTCACGTCGATCTGCTTGTCGGCGACGAAAAAACAGATTTGGCCGCCTGTTTCCAACGTAAAAAACCCATTGCTCACAAATTCAGTGACGGCTTGTTCGACCTGTTCGTCGAGCCATTTGGCGAGATGGAGCCCCGGATCCTCGGTCGCCTCCCAGAATTTCGCCTGATACTCACTCACCTC